ATCGCAGACGTTCCCTCAATCCAGTTATAGCTATCTGGTAATGTGCCTATGTACATATCAGGAAGCCATTGAAATTGATGCAACCATGCCCCTGACTTTGTGTTGACTATTTCAGGCGTTATTTCTTTGTTTAAAGGATGTCCGCAATTCCAAAGAATAAATGATGACCAGTTTTTTCGATAGTATTGGGTTTGTTGCTGACCATCCATTTTTTCCATGTTTTTAGGTTTATGGTTATGTTTAACCACCATCACGGCATATTTATCATCACATAGCGCAAACAAATCCTTGATGTCGTCTGTAAAAATCATATCGCAATCCATAAACAAAGCCCAACCTTTATAGTTCATAAGCTTTGGCACAAGAAAACGTGTATGTGAAAATTCAGTAGCAAAAGGTCTGTTATCAATTAAATCAATTCTATTTCCCGTGGTGCTTTCAGTAAGCCATGGACGGGCAAAAAATCCCTGCTTTCTCAATTGATTATGGATTAAAGGAATGACATCGGTTTGTTTGTGAGTATTATATTCAATTGAGTGCTTACAAACGTCATAAGCTATTTTTTCACGCGAATCGTACCCTATGTAAACTTTCATTAAGCCCCCAAATTAGCAAGTTTAAACTGTTTATCTTTATAAAAACCAATAACATCTTCATAGTTGTATATCAATAATTCTTTTGCCCGTGTTATGCCCTTAACGTCTAGGACTGGCTTTCCTAATTCGATTGCCTTGACAATCGCCATGGAGTTAAAAGCAATCACACAATCATGCGCGAGTATGTCACTTTCCAAATCCGTTTCGGATGATTTTTTCCGTATCGTATATTTAAAATCAGGGTATTTGTTGGCAATCGCAAGTATAAAATCCTCTGGTGTTGTGTTGTAAAAATAAGCCGTGTATGGGGATGGGGGGATAATAAGGCATGTTTTAATAGGGTCAACAACTGGCAATCCAGACCCTTCATATTTCTCTATCATGTCATTCTTGACAAATCTATATGTTCCCTCACGCGTATTTTTTAATCCGTCTTTATTAACATATTCCGCGTCCGTGTATCCATTATCTATGTAATAATAATCATAGCCAGTGTGCTTACAGACGTGCATTGCATTCCCACATCCACGATGTATGCCATAAAATATTGATGGTTGCGGGGTAAAGCTATCAATATGGGCTGTTTTCATTCCTTTATCACGAAAGGCCGTAGCTATGGTTTTTGATATGTTGTTATCTGTGTACCAGAATATCATTAAGCACCATTTGAAATATAAATATAATTATCAGATATAAAAACCCATCTATCGTCGCAATGTTCGCATGTCGTGTATGTGATTTTTATTTTTTTATTTTCTATACTTTCGTACAAATCTTCTTTAATCATGTTCACATAATTTATATAATTATTAAAATCATTTCTAATTGCATCAATATCTGAAGCACTAGCTATAATCTCTATATTTGTATCATTATCTATTTTTTCAATAAAATTTACCAATACAGTAATAACTAAATCGCAATCATAACGCATTTGTATAAATTTTTTCATATCTTCAACACCAACTTAGTAAATCCGCCACCTTTAACAGGGTCTGCATCTGGCAAAACGATACAGCCGCGCAGAGACTCAATTAACTGGTTGCATCCCACAATATTTGTATCAGGCAATCCGTTCACATCTTGAACATAATAATCATCAAATAGAATAACTGGTATATGCTTACATGCGCGATAATCCATTGCTATCGTGTCGATGCTATGACCGCCGTCAATATACGCAAAATCACCCGTTGGTGGGTGGCTTAACAATGTTTCGCGTGTGTTGCCTTTAATGAGATTGACTTGAGCATTCGGGCAATAATGCAATATCTTATTGCGTATATTATCAACTGAATTGTGCGGTTTTACGTTAAACTCTACAGCGTCTGTTTCGGCTGTGGCTTCTTCAAATAGGTCATAGCCTGTATATGTGATTTGTGGGTGATGCCGAGAGGCTTGAAATATCATACGAATAGCGTTATCGCCTGACCACGTTCCAATCTCTACGATGCTTTTAGGCTTAACAAGGTCAATAACTTTTAGTATCTGGTCGTATCTCATATTAACTCCTCATTCACAGCTATCTTACATTGTCAAATTAGGTTGTCAATACCTACTTTGCACTTTTCCTCTTTCAGCTTCAAACGCTTTATCACGCGCTTCTTCATAGTCAACATTTACCCTTGCGCGCCTCGTCCATACCATTGGGCGGGAAACAATACCATAACTGCAAGAGTCATAAATATGGTCTTCTTGGCTCGATTCTGGCCCCTTCTCTGGGTTTCTTTCGTCAAGTTGCAAATCAGGAACTGTACGCCAAAAATGATTGCATGTCTCGAACACAAAAAACCCTGGCATATCTTTGTCTGGGTCAATTCTGTTACGCATTTCAAGGTAGTTAGCCGCCCTATCTTTCTTTGATTGTTCCATAACAACGCCGTTTTTTCTAAAGCTCTCAGCAACGCTTGGCCCATCATGCTCTGCCCACATTGCAGAGTCACCAATTCGGTAATCTATCTTTTCCCCTTGCTCCATAGCCAATATCTTTTGAGCTACTTGCCAGCTTTCTTCTCGGCATCCTTCGTTAGGTTTCCCGTTCCATCCGTATAACTCGCGGTATAGAATGATTGATTGCGGCGGAATGAATACGCTTGGCTCACTCCCGCGTGCTTTAATAACAACCTCTTCATCATTAACCGCAAACCAGCAATTTGCATACGGCTTGGCAGTTCCCCAATCGATTGAAGTAAACTTTGTCCAATGTGATGGAATCGCAAACGGACGGATGGAATGTTTAATTCTTGACAGCTTCTCAAACGCCGCGCCAGCCGTGATATTCCAATCCCCTTCACGCATTGCCCTTACAAGATTTTCAGAGCCCAATCCCGTTAATCGGTCAACGTATCCAGGGTCGTTTTCTGTCAGCGTTGGGTTATCCTCCAATCGCGCCGGAATAAATTGGCGTTTCATTCCGCCCTCATTGGCTGGCATTTGACGAACCTCATTAGGAGCAGACATGTCAATGAATGTCCTTTTAACCCATTGATGGCCCACTCCCCCAGGGTTTGACCCAGATATGATTAAAGGCAACCTTGGTTTCCAATAATCTGGAACCGCCAATCCACCTAAGCGGACGCGGTTACGAAGGAAGCGGTACATATATTCTGTAAAGTGCGTTAACTCATCTATTAACAGAACATGGATTTCTGCGCCCTGATACTTTAAAACGTCTTGTTCATGCTGGCAATGGCAGAGGTGTATCTTTGCGCCATTACTCCATTCTATCTCGTTTTTTGACAGGTTTAGCTTGCATTGTCCGCTTTCAATAAACGGGGCTATCAGTTCAGGAAGTGAGCCAGAGCCGTTCATGTGGTTGGCGATTAAATCGGGGTATGTGCGGCGAAATAGATAAACTTGAAGATTTGGTATATCAAAGGTTAAAGCTATAGCAATAGCCCGCATAAGCATTGATTTTCCTGCACCAGCCGCCCCACCATAGAGGATTTCCGTGGCATCAGAATCAAATACTTCAAATTGTTTCGGGTGTAGTTTTATCCGTACTTCGTTCAATCACAAGACCTTTATGAGTTATCTCACCACTAACCTTCGTTTCAGTCCGAGCAAGTTTAGGAACGTGATATTCAATCAAATCTCTAACACAATTAAAAGCCTTTTCAGGGCTATCTTTGGCGATATCGTCTAGCCAGCCCTGCAGACGCTCTGTGTTGTTGTCCACAAATTTGGCTATTGCCTCACGCGCCAATGCAACATCCTTATTAGGCGTCCCTGGTTTGCGCCCTGCGCCATCTCTTAATCCACCTTTAGGCATTGTCGTGATTTCTCTGATTGTTTTTCATACATACTCAAAGATTACTTGATTGCTTACCTTGTGTCAACTGCCCTAATCTTAACTCTGCCATTCTATGCAATATGGAATTATCATAGCCTAGTGAGTAATAATATCCGTATGCTTCTGCTATTCGCTGTGAGTGTCGCTT